GGGTTTAACAGATAAGGGGCAGGTGCCTGTTCTTCATTCTGTTCCGTGGGATGAGTACGGCATAGCCGCACGTGACTGGGTAACCTTCTCATTCTGTCAGTCCACCCTGGGCGATGAATATTATTCTCTGGCTCCTGAAGATGCTGAAAGTGAATTGACTTACGGCATTGAGACATTCCTCGATCATCATTTATATGAGATTTTCGGCTTTGGCTTAGCGGCTAAACGCGAAAAGGGCATGCATAACTATAAGTTTTCCTACGAAATGGAAGATATGTTGGGCATCGTTCTCTATGGTCATTCCTCAAAAAGAATTAGTGTCCAGATTAACGGCTCTGGCTGTGCTTTGGCTCGTAAAGGTTGGCAACAACGTCTTTATAACTGGTTGAACTCTTACAAAATGGTTCATCTAGAAGATGGTTCTAACAAGGTTTTCGGCTGTGTTGCTCCAAAAATTACCCGTGTCGACCTTTGTCATGATGACTTTGAAGGCAAGTTTATTAATGTAGATATTGCAGATCTATGGGACAACCTTGACGGCTTCTGGTGTGGTGGTCGTGCTCCATTGATTCAGCACCTTGGTGCGTGGAAGCGTCCATCAGGGAAGGGTCGTACTTTTACTGTTGGTGATCGTACCAGTGGTAAATATGCTCGTATTTATGAACGTGGAAAAAAAGAAGGGGACAAGGACAGTAAATGGGTTCGTGCTGAAGTCGAATTTAAATCTAAAGATCGTTATATCCCTCTCGATGTTCTCCTTGAGCCTTCTAAATATTTTATTGGTGCTTATCCGTGCTTTGAGTGGTTATCACGTCAGTTGCAGCAGGATTTTATTACTGCTGAAAAGACTGAGGTCGTAAAAAAACAATCCAAAATCAATTGGGATCGTTCTATTGAGATAGTCAAAGAACAGTTCGGTAAATACATTCGCCAATACTCAAAAATTATAGATTCTGATGAATTGGTTCAAATGCTTTCATCTGACAAAGATGAAGTACCTAAACGTTTAGAGTTTTCTCATAAAGCTGTCATGCAGTCTATCCGTATTAAACAGCCTATTTCGAATACTTCTGATGACCTTCCGCTTTTTGTGGGTGTTCCTCATTTAACTTCTAATCCATACAAGGAAAATCAAAATGCTATTTACATCTGATGTTGTTGTAACTGGTTCTAAAGCTTCAAAAGGTGAATTTAACGGTAAACCTTTCGATTCAACAAAGGTTTATGTTGTTACTGATATGCAAGCTGGTGAACGTTCTTCGGGTACTGTTTCTACCGAATACACTTGGGGAACTTCTTCAAATTATGACCAAATTGAAAAACTTACATATCCGTTCAAAGCTAAGGCTTCTATGCAGATTGTTTCTAATGGTCGTGAATCAAAAACAATTCTTGTTGGCTTAGTTCCTGAAACTCAGGCTCAAGCAAAATCAGCTTAAGGATTTTAAAGAATGTCATACGAGTGCAAAACCTTAACACCTCCACAACAAGGCGTTGCACAAGTATGCATCGAATGGCAGGAAGCTAGCTTTTTGCCTGAATTAACTGGGGCAGATCGTGATGTGATTCTCCAGTGGGCAATAGGGATCTTCGCACTGGTCTATATTGTTCGTCGTATTGTGCGGATGTTTTAACTTTAACTTACTGAGGCTCATCTCATGAATAAAACAACTCAAAACCGCTTAGCGGTAATTAATCGTAAAAACGTGGCTACTTATGGTTTAGGTGCTGTT